GATCAACTCTTCTTGGACGCCGACGAACGCGACGCCGTCTACAAGGCGGTGAGTGGTGGCGTTCCTGAAGGCACAAACGTCCCGGCTGACACGCCTGTCAAACTGATCATCCCGCTCGAGTTTTTCTTTTGCAGGCGTCACACACATAGCGACCAAGTCAAGGAGCGGCTCGAGAAGCCCTTCTTTCCCATGTGCGCCGTGTCGCGGTCGGTCATCACCATCAGATTCACATTCAACACGGCGGCGTGGATCACAAACGCACCGACAAACGTCTCGAACGGACTCATCGACGTACTCGAGCCTCGTCTGCTCATCGAGGAAATCCTCCTCACGCCCGAGGAGCGTCTGTATTACCAAAATACGAAACTTCAATTTAACGTACCGCGCGTCTGGTCCGAGGCGGTTCAGCCCTATCAGAATGGTCTGATGCGGCTCAACCTGACTGCCAACTACCCAGTGACGATGATGGTTTGGTTTGTCCGAAACCAACAGTATGAGACGCAAGCCAGTAATTTTTACGATTCGCGATATGCGTACGGCTACACGACAAAGTACATTCAGGCTGCAACACCCGTCACCTTCTTTAACGGGGCGAGCGTGCGCTACATTGACACGATCGAGTACGCGACGCTCTACCTCAACAATCAAAACGTCCTGTCCAACTTTCCTGGTGGGTTGTACTATTCGTACAAACAGCCACTCGATCACGGACTCACCGTGCCTTCAAAGAATCTGTACGTGTACTGTTTCGGCAAGTCACCGGCCGAGTACACGCAAGAGGGTGCGCTCGATTTCAAGACGCTCAACTCGCAGACGACCCACCTCGACATCAAGTTCCTGGACACATACACCCCTCAAATTGCGAGTCAGTACCTTTTGCATCTTTACTATTATGGGTACGTGACACTCGAGGTGTCTGGCGGCTACGCAACACTTCTTTCGTAGTCATATACTCGATGATGCCGTTGGTGATGCACCAGCGGATGAAGTTGAGTTGGGCGACCGTCGTCGTCATCCCATGAAACTCGATGCGCTCGGTCCGACAAAATGGATCAAAGAGCTTCTTTGAATAGCCATCCAGGCTCGACTTGTACGCGACGTGCACGGTAAACTGGCGACCGGCCGGTGTCATGTACGTGACGTGTTGGTTCTTGGAATAATTGGTCACGAACCACTCCAGGTTACGCAGCGAAATGCCGTTGCGGTGACCTAGGATATCTATAAGCTGTTCGCGGTGCTGTGGGACGTCAAAAAAACGAGACAGTGCGTCAAGTAACAGCTCACACTTGCTCATTGGTCTTACTAGCCTCTCTAGCTCTAAGCCTTTCTGAACGACGAAGTTTTTGTTCAAGTTTGTTGATTTCACGTCGACTCGCCTCACATGGTTCACATTCGAGCTCCTCGCACACCTCTTGGATCCTCTGCTTCTTGTCTTCGAATCCCCTCCTGCGCGGCATACTAGGGTCTATCAAAAATATCCCGTTCACGGTTTTAAAGAAAATACTGCTATGTATTAGAATGCCCATCCCTGCGTCAGTCCGTGAGTGGAAGTACAAATGGGATCTTGTCATGAATGACAGGACTTTTCGTATAGCCCGAACGGGAACAGCCGATTATACATGCAACTATAAAACTGGATTCGGAAAGAAAATTTCACAAGGTTCCGGTACTATATATATAAAAGATCCTAGTATTGGTGATCAGGGCCACTTCATTGGGTACAAAAGAAACTCGGACAAGGTAGTCTTGTTCGATCCGGCTCCACCCGAAGGAACTTTTGGGGCGTGGGCAAATGAAAAGGTACTAGGTCATATTCATCGAAATACCGGATTGCCGGTGTCTGTACACAAGTATCACACTCAGCATCACAATGAGGATACATTTTGTGCAACCTGGTCGCTCGCATGGCTCGATCCAAACATGAAAAACCTTACGACAAACGTGAAGAACGGAAATACTGGAATAAGAAATGTATTTCAGATTTGTCGGAAGATTGCGAGTAAACGCGATTTCGCTCAACATGTTTCCCGGGTATTCAAGAATCATGGCTATACCGAACTACAGGCTCGCAATTTTCTGAAAAGGACAACCGAATGGCTGAACATGCCAATCACGAGAAACAACCCATTTTGGAAGATTTTTGAAGATTAAACTCAGCAGAAACGCCATCGGTGTCCGCACACGCAGCTGCAAAAGTTGGTTGCCGGTTCATCTGCGCTGCGTGTCTGCATCTGGTAGTAGCTCGTCTTCTTCCCCTTGCACTTGGGACATGTGAGCAAGCCTTCGTACGCGTCATCCTCCTTCGCCTTGAGCATCTGCTTCTGAAGATCAGTCTCGCGGTTCTTGATCATCGCCTTGGCGTAGGGCCCATCTGGCCAGAGCTGATCTGGTGTCATCTTACCAATCTCGGCAGGGTTCACCGTCTTGGTTTGTGTGACCGCTTCGACCAACGCTGGATTTTTGCGCAGGTTGAAGAGGATGCTTTGGAGGCGCTGCTTGTAGAGCGTTCGGTAGTGCGGGTTTTCCCACGAGGCATTCTCCTCGGGGTTGGCCGTGTGCGCGTAGACCCAGTTCTGGATCGAAATCTCCGTGTTGCGAACCTTGGCACTGGCCGCGGGAAGGCTGTAAATCTCGGCAATCTTATCCACAGCGTACGCACGCAGAGGCTCCATTGTGAGACGGGGGGTTGAGTGCTTTAACAGAAGCGTCGGAGTATCATTGTCCGGTGGAGACAAAACCTCCTTTCAAGGGCGACCATGGGGTCCGTGGTGATCCCGTCCACCACGACCATGCCAGTCTGGACGCGGTCCCCAATGCGGGCCATCGTATCCGTAGCCCCATCGACCTGGTTGACGACGCTGGTCCCGGCCATAGATGAGCCATGCGATGAGCGCGATGAGTGCCAATATGACGACGGTCTGATTCTCCATATAAAAAGCAGAGACATTTATTCAGAAAATGGTTGACACTGCTGAGATCTCCGACGAACCCCCCGCTCTGGTGAGTGACGACGAGTCTGTCGTCGATGAGTCTGAGTCGGTGACGACTGAGGATATTATGGACTCGATCATTCCGCGACGCATGCCTGCGATTCGAATCCAGGCACATATGGACCTGCCCGCCTGGTTTGTCGTTCTGACGTCATACATGTTTGCACTCGGACTCGGCTTCTTTTCTACTTATTCGAGCTGTAAATAAGTTTCGGTGTTTCTGAATCCGCCTCGAGGTAAAAGCGTGCATTTCGAACCGCATCGAATGCATTAGGTGCAGACACATCCTCAACGCATACATCCTCGTCAAATTGCACGTCCCATTGTCCAGGTATCGTCTCGGACGCCCAAAAATTCTTTGTATACACGCGCGAAAGACTCTTTAGTGCGGCATAGTACGATTGTGCATTCACAACGGTACCATTCCGAAACATCCAACGAGGGCTCCGTTGTATAGGCTCCTCGCACCCGAAAAAACTACACACTCTCTTCATCTCGTCTTACGTGTAATACCGAGCGCAGCTTCTAGACTACTTTTCGTACGCGCGAGAGGTTTTGACCTTCTGAGGACGATATCATCTTTGGGTCCAGCGGCAGCGATTGTCCGTGCGAGCGTGCTCGACGTTGTCGAAATGATGGGTATGAGATGCGTTTCCCACGGCATTGTCACGAAAACGTTCGACGTTGATGTTCGAAACTCTTCGATACTCATCGGTCCTCCAAACATTTTAAGAGTTACTCTCTTGGGTGCCGGGCGCGTCAGCATGTACTTGTTATCGTTGGCCTGTTTCCTCATAAGAGCCAAGATCATCAGGACTTCACCTGATCGTGCACCCGCATTGTCGATAGCGTAGCTTTTGATACATTCCCATGAACAAAAGTGTCCCGTTGTCGAAAAGTGTTTCCTGCGATCGTCGTACCTGTAAGGGTAGTGGAGGGACGGACCTGGGAATGAGTGACAACACCACCAACAACATACGTTAGACATTACTTAAAGTTGTATCTCACTTCTTTAATAGTATGTTGCTTCTTTCAATTGATGTAGGTATAAAGAATCTCGCAATGTGCCTTATGGATCCCGCGACTAAGAAAATTGAAGAATGGGAGGTGGCTGGTGTACCTCCTCAATCGTCAGATGGTTTGTTCCGATCATTGAAGAAGCATATGGATGCGCGCCCGTGGGCTCGACTTGCAACAGGTACCGTGCTTATCGAAAAACAGCCCGATAAAAACCGAACAATCAAGTCCGTCGAGCATTTTCTGCACACGTACTTTTTGTGTCACGGCAAGGATGTCATTATATGGGACGCACGTCACAAGATTCCCGATGTAGCTGGCCCGGGTCGGGCCAAGTACCTCGAACGTAAAAAGGCGTCGATCGATCGGTGTCGCACATTCATCGAGGCGACAAATCCCGACTGGGTCGCCGAGTTTGACAAGCACAAGAAGAAGGATGACTTGGCCGACACGTGTATGCAAGCCTTGAGCTATATCGACCGTCAACCTGGTCCGAGCGATGCACCCGAGCCTGACAAGAAGGCACGTCCCAGGAAACCCACCGAGAATCAAAAGGCGACCAAGTACAGCAAGGCGAACCTCGCATGGCTCTACGTCAACGACCAACACAAGAACAAGCGGTTCGAGAAGGACCTCGCGCGGTACTACCGCAACATCGGTGAACTCATGAGTGAGTTTTCTCTCGCTCAATAATGTCAACTTTTTTTGTAACCGTATGAAAGAATGCCAGTGGGATCGTACCAGGCTCTTGTGAAAGCCCCCTGGTACGATATCGGTGGTCGCAAGTACCTGGACCTCGAGTGGGACAATTTCGTCCGTCGGGTCAAGGTTCCGTTTCGGTATAATCGGGTGATGTGTCACGTTGGCGGCCTGACCCCGATTCAGGATCTGCCTGTTGATACGGCGGTCGACTGTGTCATTGAATCAACCGGTGGGTACTACGTGCTTTCGTCAATCAGATGTTCAGAGTGACCCGGTGGCCAATACGCAGGGACGAGTCGATGTGCGCCTTGATCTTGTCGACATAGTTCCAGCCCTCTGGAATCTGGCGAATCAAAACAAACGATGGCTCGAGGCCATCCGTCTCAAAGTACGGCTCGCTCGTATCCACCTCCTCGAAACGCTTGCCGCACGTCAAAGTTACAGCGTCGGACGACATCATCAGTGCACCGGTGACGTCGTGCGGACTCTCAAACAACTTGAACACCTCGTTGGGCGTAAACAGAACGTCCGGATCGATGCACAGGTACGCATCGAACGTCTCCGACCCCGACGACGCGAAACAATCAGCTCGGGTATTCTGCTGACTGACCATCACCTGATGTCCCTTCTGGGCACACTGAAGCACCAAATCGGTCCAGTTCATCAGAAACGAGGGCGTGTATGACTTGTCAGCACGGTTTGCCGGAATCACAAAGCACAGACGCATCTATAGAAACAACGCCTTTTTTCTCTATGTCACTCACGCGCACAGGCTACGTCATCCCGCCAAACTCTGACGTGAAGCGTGATCTGACTGTACGGGCGATCGAAAACGCGCTCGGGCTTCGTCCGCCGCCGTTCAAGGTGTTCAAGGAGACGCGTAAGCACTTGTGCATTCCACAATTTTATGGCCGGGAACACTTTGGTGAGCCGACGCGCGATCAACGCCCCGAGCCTGTACAGGTAAAGATCCCATTCACGGGTGAACTCCGTGGAATCCAAGTAGAGGCGATCGACGCATACAAAGGAAATGGAGTACTTTCGCTCGATGTCGGATTTGGCAAAACTGTCTGTGCTCTTGCTATTGCAGCACGTCTTGGTGTTCGGACTCTCATCGTGGTTCACAAAGAATTTTTGGCAAACCAGTGGGCCGAACGAATTGCACAGTTTTGTCCAGGATCTACAATCGGACGAGTTCAGCAGGAACGTTGCGAACTCGACCATCCCTTTGTTATTGCGATGATCCAGACGCTGTGCATGCGCGAACACGCCATCGGGGCGTTTGACTCGATCGGACTCTTGATTGTTGACGAGGCGCACCATGTCGGCGCACCCGCCTTTTCACAGGCGATGTTTGCCATGTGTCCCAAGTACACGCTGGGTCTGACTGCGACACCGGATCGCAAAGATGGTCTGACGCGCGTTCTCTATTGGTTCCTCGGCCCGTGCTTCTTTGCCAAGCACCGTGACTCGTCCAAGAATGTCAAGGTGATCAAGGCGCGATTCACACACCCCGAGTTTCTTCGCGGACCACCCGTTTCGCGGATCGGCAAAGTGTGTCTGGCATCCATGGTGAATATTCTGGTTGAGATTCCCGAACGGAACGAGTTGCTTCTGGATATGATTCGCGACGCGGCTGTGAATCACCAAGTGCTCGTGCTCAGTGATCGACGCGCACACTGCGAATGGCTGGTCGAGAAACTCGGGCAGACAGCCGGACTCTACATGGGTGGTATGAAACAAGCTGTGCTTGACGAATCGGCAAAGAAACGGGTCGTCGTCGGAACATTCTCACTTGCACACGAAGGACTCGACATTTCGACGCTCAGTGCGATCGTGCTTGCGACACCCCACTCGGATGTCAGACAGGCGGTCGGTCGCGTACTTCGCCAAGAAGGTCCCAAACTCGTCTACGATGTGGTGGATACATGGAGCGTCATGAATGCCATGTGGCGTAAACGAGCGAAGATTTATGCCGACTGCGGCTTTTCGATGGAGGACGAGGAACCAGCTGAAGCACCCGCGTCAATCTTTCAACAAGGGAAATGTTTGTTCCCAGTAGATGCGTGACTCGACGTACGTCGTGATTGCTCTGGCCCTGTGTTCTCTTGTGATGCTTGCTATGAGCATGCAGAAACCCAAGGCGATGTACATGCTCGACCTGGAAGATTTCAAGGCTTTGCCGGTTGAACTTCGGAGCGCCCTTCGGCGTATGCTTCCTGATCCGGTCACTATTCGTCAGAAGTGGGCTCGTATGACCCCTGACCAAAAGCGAATTGCGATTCAGCAGCTCGGCGGCTTTATCCGCCGTCCTCAGGATGACGTCGAGACCGAGACCGAGTCCGAGCCCGTCGAGACCGAGCTGGCGCCTGTACATGTAGCAGATCCCGAGCCCGAGCTGGCGCCTGTACATGTAGCAGATCCCGAGCCCGAGCTGGCGCCTTCTCCTCCGCTAGACACCGTCAAGAAGGGAAAGAAGAAAGACGCCAAGAACAAAAAAGAGAATGAGGTGGTTGCACTCAGTGCTGTCGGGACCGACGTTTCTCTGAACGGGAGTGGTCCGAGTGGGGGATTTTTGGGGCGTGACGACTGATGGAAGATCATCATCGCCGAAAGGGGCATATGAGACGCCCATGACGTACCTGCCTTATGGAGGAGAAAATTACTCGCCCCTGGTGTTTACAGCGACACCTCACGCTTCTTCGCCTTGGTCTTCTTCCCACCATTCACGCGAATATCACGCGTCTCGGAGCCCATGTCGACCGAGACAATGTCGGACATGTCATCGTCATCCTTCGACTCGCGCGGTGCCGGCTCGCGCGTGTTGGCGGGCATAGGCGGACCCATCATACCGAAAATGGAGCTCATGTCGATTGGCGGCATAGCTGGACCCTGCATCTCGCGACGTGCGCTCGTTCCGTCGCCGCGAGTTGAAGCGCCCATCGGTGGGATAGGACCACCACCCTGAGCCGCCTGTGTACGCTGGACGGCATCCATCATGTTCTTGATCAGTTCGGGGTTCTGTTTCATCACCTTGCCCATGTCAGGCATCGCCGCCTTGAACATGCTGTTGGTCAGGTGGAACATCATCGCCGAGCCGCCAACCATCATGATCAGCTTCACCTCGGGTGCGACATTCACCTTTGCGTTGTACTTTTGGTACAGCTCTTCGAAAACTGAATCATAATCCTCCTGGTTCTCCATGACGCTCTCGGACCAGCCGTCAAGCTGCAAATCAAACGGATCGAAACGCTTGTTCATAAACTCGAGACCGGTGACGCAGGCAACCAGGATACGACGCTGGAACCGAATGGCGCGATCAGCCTCGATGGCATATGTCAGACGCTTGTACTCCGTGCGAATCTCCTCAATGTCGCTGTAGGCTGTCAGGCGAGACGACGTGTGCATGCCACGCTTCGCCAGACGCGCAATCTTGTTCAGCAGATCAGCCTTCTCGTCTTCGATCGTCTTGTACCCCTCGCTCGGTCCAGACGGCATGCCTCCTCCGCCTCCCATACCCTGCTGCTGCTGACCACCATCCATATCTTCAGGCATCTCCTCGCCACCGTCCCACATCTCAGGTGCCGGTGCAACTGGTGCGCTCGTCTTGCCGGGATTCATGAACGCGTCAAGTCCAGGCTCGTCGTCGCGCATCATCACCTGCACGGGAGGTGGACGGCGAGTCAGGGGACGTACAGCGGCAGGCTTGCGCACAGGCACAGCACTCTTCTGTGGTCCAGAGATGGAAATCTCATCCATCAGGCGACGCTCATCGTCGTTCAGGTTCAAGGTCATACCGGTATCGAACGACAAGTCCATACTGACTATATTAAAGAAAGGAACCCCTAGCCTTTAACGCAGTCTTTTTTCCCAGCCTAAGGTAAAATGAAGGTGACCAAGATTGTTGTGATCGCCCTCCTGCTTATCATCCTCTACCAGGTGACCATGGGTCGCGGTGTCAGCCGCATGTCCATGCTGGACACGGCCCAGGGCTCCATGGCTGCCTCTGGTCCTTCCAGCATCTTCGGTCTGAAGAACAAGCTGGGCTGCGTCGCCGGCGGCTTCAACCCTGAGTCGAGCTTCTACTCCAAGGATCTGTCGCCCGGCGGTCTGTGCGGTGACAA